TTTGGTACACCAGAGAACTTATACATTACAAGTAACTCTCCTATGTACTTATCTACATCAACATTCTTCAATGCCTGAAATGCTACAATATGATTCTCTCTATCAGAGGATTGTAACATGTTTAATAAATTCCTTGTTTCTTCTTTGTCAAAAATCATCTTACTCATTAATCTTCAATTTTTAAAGTTTTTATTGCCCATTTCTCAGGTTTACCACTTGCAATCATATCTACCCATTCTTTTGCTGTAGGGATATAGTTGTTGCAATCCTCTTTGACATGTTGTTCTGCTACATATCTTGTATATACAGTTTTACCATCTGAGTTGACAAAAGACATTCCAAATATCTTTTCACATTCAAATATACCTTCACTATGATGTCTAAACATTCTGTGTTTACTATGCCCAATCCATTTTTTAGTTTCATCAAACCAATTATGAATTGCAATGTAATCACTCCATTCTCCACCCCATTTTTTTATTGAGGATTTACAATGTTCTAAAGGATGTGCCATTACTTCTTTTTTAAATATTCAATAACTCTTTCCCAGTAAGTTCTGTTTTTCATTAGACCATCTCTAAATGGTGCCAATGCATGAGTTGCTGCTGCAGATTTTAATGCTTCTTCCTTAGCTTTTTCATCACCATGTAACTTTACTGCATAATTATACAATTCATCTGCTTTTTCCCTTTCTTTCATTCTTCTTCTGTTTTACTAAATAAATCTCCATCATGAAAATAATCTTCAGTCTGAGTAACTCTTATGTGGTTATTAATAATATACTTTCCTGAAGGAACACATATGCATAAACTACCAAAACCACCTTCATTATTCCACCAATCTTCTATATCATCAAGAAGTTTGTTTTCTGCAAATTCTTCAATTTGGTAATAAAGGTCTTCACCTAGATTTGTTAAAGTATATTCATTGTCCCAATCATTTACATTGTCATTTACATCTTCTGGAGTTTCACATGGAACTTTTGTATAACCAATCCATTCAATAGAACCGGAGTCTCCTCCACCATCATATTTTACTTTAACACCTGTAATACCTAAGTCAGCCAACTTAAATAAGAGGCTTGTTAATTCTAATTCTGTCATAACTATTTAATTTTGTAAAATCTACCTAATATGTTTCCATTTAGGAATTCTTCTTTTTCAAGTACTTCGTGAACAAACTGATGTTTGGTTTCTTGATATGTGAGCTCCATACCTGAGTAACATATCAATAAGATTTCTCTTTTTATTGTTACTCCTGCTTTGTGAGCTTCTTTTAGGATCTTATTACTACTGTAATAGTTCATGAAGTCTGGTTTTAACTCTCTTTTGTACTTTTTAAGTCTCTTGTCCGTGGACATTGCTAGAGCTTTTTTACCCAGAGGTCTTTTAATATTGGCAAAGAAATTCTTTTTACCAATGTATGCAACAGACTTACCATCTATGATAGCAGTCATAATATAAATAAATCCTACACCTCCTTGAGGTATATCACCTTCATTAAATTCTTTTCCTTGATAAATCCAGCTCACGTTGCATGTGTATTAATTTACTTTTAAAAACTTCATTTTCACCTTTGTGGTGTAAGTAATGGATTGTTATTTCAGCTAACTCAAGTTGAAACATAGCATTTTCTTTTTTAAGATCATCTAACTGTTCTTCAAGAAGTATATTTTGTTCTTCAAGTGTAGATATCTCATTTTTAAGTTCATCTATTTCATCATGGAGGTCCTTTAACTCTATCTCAATTTTATTTCTTAGATCTCCAAAAAAACTACTAGCATAGTCAATATGCTCCTCAAGGTCATTCATTGTTCTTTCTAAACTCATAGTGCTTGTTTTAATAATGGGAATAACACTTCTCTAACTTTATCTACACCATGATCTCTTACTGAATCTGACAAATCTTTAGACATGTCCAAATTTACATAATTAAAACCATATTTCTTTTTATACTTCTCAGCAGACTTTATCCCCGGCTCATCATTATCAAACAATACAATGATCTTTTGATACTTATCTAGGAGTGGTTTCATAAAATTTTCTGGTATTACACTATTCTCACTGTCTGGAGAAATAGATTCAATACCACTAATTCCTAATTTTTTGAAACACATCAAGTCTTTTAGAGAAGAAGTGATTATTAGATACTTAGACTTATACTCAAGTTGATCAGAACCTTGTATGTAATCATGTACTTTAATAAACTTGTTGTCTTTGTTTTTTGGAGTATATATTTTATACAAAGTACCATCTTCTCGAAAATAACCATAGATAAAATTAGCTTTGATATTTACTGTATCTAGTATACGTCCTTCATCATCTTCCTTAATCATAGTATAAAAAGACAGTGGATAAACATTATGACCTTCTAATATAGAGGAGGATAGTTTAAAACCTTTCCAATATGCTTGGTCTAATGTATTCCAGTGTCTCATTTCATAATCAGAAACTACATACTTGTTCTGTGGTTTATATGTAATAGGTACATAAGTATTGTTAGAAATATATACAGCATAGTCTTCCATTATTCTAAAAGAAGCTTTACCTCTACCATCTAAATTATACAAATGCATTACAAGATTTAATCCATCACCACCATAACCTGAAGAAAAATCTTTAAACTTATAGTGACCCTTACTATCTGTATAAATACACATAGAAGGAACTTTATCTCTTGAACTAAATATAGATTTGATTTTGAGACTTTGACCAGATAGTCTTTCAGTCAGTTTAAGATAGTGTTCAAATACCCATTCTCTAGGTACATCATTTAAATCAGAAATTATTGTTGCAGTTGAAATCATATTCTAAAATTTAAAATAAGGGGGAACCCCTATTGATTCCCCCTAACTATTTTTTAGTCTAGAGAGAAATCAGTAGAAGGTTTGATTGATTTAAAATCATCATCATCACCAAACTTGGAAACTTCAGTATTCTCAAGTTTCTTCAAATGAAGTTTTTCATCATATCTAATTACTTTACCTTCTTCTACTTCACCAAATGCATACTTACCTTTTTCTGCTTTTGGCAACCACATATCATAATTAGTATATCCAGTTTTACCTACATATTCTTTACCTGCAATACAGAATTCCAAATAAATATCTTTAATAGGAGCAGATGCATTAAATGAGTCTACAAAGTCTTCAATAGTATCATGTTTGTTATGTTGAGCTTGCATCCAATCATTAACACCCATAGTCTTACAAAGATTTTGTAAGAAGATCAAAATAGATCTATCTCTTTGAATTTTAATACCAGTCTTAGTCTCACCATCTGCAAATGCATACTGAGAAGCTTTAAGTCTACCAATCTGACCTTTAAAATGTCCTTTCTCAGGATTGTCTTTATCAAGAGCAAATCCTTCAAAACCTTCAATAGGTTCAGTCTCTACGTGCAATATCAAATGATATGCATCTTTAATAAACTTAAACTCCTCCAGTTCTACACTGTTAATTTTTAATACTTTGTTACCTGGACTAATTGTTTTTGGTAGGCCGGATCCACCGGTACCAAGATCTTCTGTACTTAAAGCCATTTTTACTTTACTTTTTTTAATTATTAAACAAAAACTTTTTCCCATGATGTCTTTAGAACACCATCAATCATCTCAGAAATTACTATTTCTTCATTACGTAAATGCTCTGGTCTTGCACCACAAGTAACTTCTTCATTAGTCTTAAAAGACAAAATAGTCTTGTTACCCTTACGGTACATGTATCCAATAGCATCTGCATTTGCACAAATTAAAGATTTAATCTTACCTGTCAAGTCAATATTTGCTGACATGACCATCTCACCCTTATCATCAACTACCTTGTCTTTAATATGACCAGATAGGATAATTGTGGGTGCTAAGGTATCAATAAAATCTAAAACTTGAAAGAATGCTTGCCTAATATATAAATATCCGGCACCATTTGGTAGTGTAGTTACATTATCTCCATCATAGTTTTTACCCATTGATGTACCTCTGTAAAGTTTAATTGCAAGTGGCATAATCATATCTTCTAAAGCAGTTACAGTATCAATAGTAATAAACTTATATGGATTACCAGCAGCTTTAATTGCTTTACCAGTATCCAATAGTTCTTGTAAACTACCAATTTTTACTTTCAATGCTTCAACATAATCAGCACCATTTTCCAAATCAAGAATTAAATTGTCTTCTAGACCTGCATAAGCTGTTGTTTTACCAGTCTTAGGTTTAGAATAAATTACAATTCTTTTAGGATTCTGTCTTTCAGCCTTTACTTTTTTAGTAGGAAGTACTATACTCATATTTCACTTTTTGTTTGTTTAATCAGATCATTTAACCAAGGCTTTGCACTTACTGGTTTCATCAGCATTATAGATGCAAAATCTAAAATTGTCATTTCAGATAATGGTGCATCTGCAATTTCATTATTTTGAATGTCAAGTTCTACTTCTTTCTTAGGAGTAAATTCTTGTTCAAAGTCTGGAAATAAACTTAATGACTTTTGTAACTGTGGTACTTCAAGTTTAGCTTCTTCTTTTCTCTTTTCATAAAGAGAGTAACTAATCTCTTGTCCACTAGGTAATACAGCAACCATCTCACCTAAAGAAACTAGATATTTTCTATCTACTTTTCCATCAGCATCAATAGTTTCTGTAACATCATACTCTTCATTGTAAAAAGGATTAAACTTAAGTTTAAACAACTGCCTGTCTTCTATTCCAGGAACAATATCTGTATTTTTTCCTGATCCATCATATACATTCTCATAGAACTCAATATAGATGTCTTCTCCTTTTTTCAATTCCCATTCAAAGAACTGACATTGTTTTCCAAACTTACCTTTCTTAAAGAAAGCAGTTTTAATAGTAAAAAATGGATCTACTAATCCAATTGCTTTGAAAGCATCCATATGCTGCATATAGAACTCTCTTTCTTTTTCTTTTCTTAAATTGTTGTTATTCATGTTAATTAATTTACTTGGATTTTTGCTGTGGTTTCCCTAGCAGGTGTTGGTATTTCTACTATTCTCATAGTAGTTCTATCTAATTTAAAGAAACTGATTCTAGTCATACCATTACGTGACTTCAGGAAGTGGAATACTAAAGTATCCGGATCTTCAATTAGGAACTTCTCAGGACCATATTTCTTTATTTTTCTTATAGAAGGTTTATTAATACCAATAACTACATCAGCATGTTGTAATAAAGCATCAGAACCATAAATGTCAGAATCTAATACATAATTACCGTAATTGGCTTCTACTTGTCTTTTAGTATCATCTATGTTTCTATTCAACTGACTTAGGACAACAAATGCTACAGGGTAGTTTTTCTTCATATAGGTCAAGGCTTCACCTAATGCACCCAACATTTCAAATTTGTCTTTCTGTCCTATATCATTTTTAAATAGAGCAGAGTGATCTATTGTAACAAGCATGTTTGGATAAGTACCATCTTCATTCTTGTATCTTTCCAACTCATAATGAATTGTAGCACACATTTCATTGACAGTACATGTATCGTAGATGACATTAATCAAATCATTATTTATAGTTGATTTGTAGTATTCTACACACTTCTCAAATAATTTTTTGTCAACTAACTTTCCATCCTTACTCATTAATGTATTGTAATCAGCACCTGTAATCAGACCAAACTTTCTAATTGCACTGGTTTCATCAACCATTTCCATTTGAAATTTAAGCACTCTAAATTTCTGATTTGGATTCTTTTCTATAATATCAGAAACCACCTGTTCCATAAATAGGGTCTTACCTGTACCAGGTCGTGCACCTACAACTGTTATAGTTCTCCACTCAAGTCCATCACAAAAAGCATCATTAAATTTAGGCCATGCAGTTATTAATGCAGGTATTTTACCTTCTCTCTTTGCCTTCATTTTAACAAGACCTTTTTCAAGACTGTTTCTTTCACTAACTGGTAACAGGTGTCGTGCACCATTAAATAGTTTTCCCATAAACTTTAAAAATTTAAATTATACAATTAACTCACTAAATACATTGTTATCTTCATCAGGATTATCATTTAGATATTCACAATAAGTTGCTAAGTCAGAATCCCA